CCTAATTTAAAATGTAAATTGATACGATCAATCAAACTAAACTTATTAATATCTTCATCATGAACTTGGAAAAAGTCTTGATCATTGAGTTCTTTGTACCCACCATTAAAACTTTTGCGAAGTCCAGGATACTTACGCTTCATCAATTTCTCAATGCGAGCATCTTCAATTACATTAACATAGTCTTTAGGACAATCTGCGACATCACGCCAATCTTCATTGGGAGTAAACAATGCATGCCCCACCTCATGCCCTACCAGCATATCATATACTACACCACTTGCTTTATCCCATAATGGGAGAGTCAGAACTCTGCTATCAACATCAAAAGATGCTGTTGGTCTATTACGATGCTCTACAATAAGATTCTCTGTTGCTAGTAGTTTAGCGAGATTACCTTTAATTTCATGGTTAGGGGATGGCATTCGGTTTCGTTTGCTGATGGATACATCATAACAAAGAAACTGATCATCCAACCAGTCCGTGTGTCACTTCATTAACTGTCTCCTCAAGGATAGAATAATTTTTTACCTTATCAACAGTAATAGTTCTATCAAATTTGTCATCCATACCTTGCTTGTGACTAATCACAAAGACCTTAGTGGTATCATCAAAATTCCTAAGAATCCATCCTAGATCAGATGTACCAGATTGGTCAAGGGATCCATCAAAAATCTCATCTAAAATAAGGAGGTTAGTGTCAACGCTATTTTTAAGTTTAGCAATACTGCGCCAAGTAAGCAACAAAGCAATATCAATACGAGCTTTCTCTCCTTCACTAAAACTATCGTATGTGAATACGTCCCTATACCTACTCTTAATTATCTCCTCAAAATTCTCATTCAATGTAAAATTAACATAAAACTCCATACGTTGTAAGAAATCATTAATTAACTTATTCATTGTAGGTAGATAAGTCTTAATAATTCTAGACTTAATACCATTATCTTTCAAAAGTTGTCCAGCAGTTGTTATAATATCGCGATCCTTTTTCAATGAAGCGTGTTGACTAGATAAATTCTTCTTTTCCCCAATCATTCCTTCCAACTTTACAAACTCAGACTTCTTATCAACACTATCCCCTTCTAGTTCATCAATTTCTAATTGTACATTATCAACATGATTACGGATCGTAGTGATTTGATAATTCTTCTGTGAAATTGTAGTGTTAATATCATTCACTTTTTTAGAGAGTTCATTAAACTTACCAAACCTATCTTCTTCATCCACAATAGCTTTCTTTAGATCAAGGTGTCCTACTGTCAATTCATCCAAGTTCTTCTCATTAAACTCTACCATAGAATTCCTAAACTCATCCGATAACCCCTGAGTACATGTAGGGCAAACTTGATTTGTAGCAAAGAACTCATGCTCTTTCTCACACGTCTTCAATCTACCTTGTAGTTTAATTAAAAAAGTGTTTAACTTCTTCAACTTCTCATCGGACTTTTGATAGGTCTGCATTTCTTTATTGAGATTGCAGATTTCATTTGTTAGAACTGTAACATCTTCATTTGTTTGTGTTTCTGTTTCTTTATATTCTTTAATCTTATCTTTCTTTCTACCAATCTCTTCTTGAGTCCTCTTCTCAAGAGTTAACATGTGTTGCTTTTGCAACTCAATCTTATCTCTCAACAAATCAATTTGATAATCAACTTCTCTAATTTCTTCATTATTACCACGTGACTTATCCCTGAGTAGAACATTCATAGTAGAAAAAACTTGAATGTCTAAAATATCTTCAATGATATCTCTACGTTGCGAAGTTGGTAACCGCATGAATGGAACAAATGTACTAGATCCCAACACAACAATCTGAGTGAAAGACTTATAGTTCATCTTCAATACATTCTGCTCAAGATTCTTCTGCTGATCTACTACAGTTGACTCCTGATTCCACAACTGACCATTACAATAAATCTCAAACTTAGCAGGCTTTATACCACGAATGATTTTATACTCTATCTTACCTATGGTAAATTCAATCTCAACAATAGTATCTTTTCCGTTAATACTATTAACTAGCATACCTTTATTTACTTTACGAAAAGGTTTGCCAAACAAAGAAAACGTCAACGCATCTAAGATAGTTGATTTGCCAGCACCATTGGTTCCAACGATTAAATTTGTTCTTCCTTTAATAAGGTCAATCTCACTGAATACATTTCCCGTTGATAAAAAGTTTTTCCAACGAACTTTCTCAAAAATAATCATTCTTTAGTCTCTTCTAATGGAGGTATAATAAAATCATCTGCTGTAATAATAGAGTATCGTTGACCTTGACTTCTACATGCCATAATAATCATCTCTGGATCAACTCCTGTCACTTCTAAATCTGGAGATTCATCATCCAAAGACAATTGAATAAGATAGCGAAGAGCATCATCATGCTGTTCAAAAATTGGAATACACCTTTCATCCTTATCTGTGAAAATGGAATATATTCCTGATGGTTGGCCCCGTAGTGTTATTATAAACATGCATTAAACTACTTCGCATGATTCTATGTAGAGAGACTGCATGAGTTTCTTAAGATCGGTTTTGTCTACCGCTAGTTCTATCTCATCAATATACTCTCCCAATAAAGTAAGAGTATCCTTCACATTCAAGTCTACATCATCAGCCGTCTCTGTGTCAACCAGTGTTTCAACAATCTTAACATCGTGTGCTCCTGCATGATAAATCTGTTCAACAAAGTCCTCAAATTGCGTATAGCTACGCTTCTCCTCAACAATAACCTTAACAAAACTATCCTTAAGATGATCTGTACTGACGTTGGTGTAATCGTTCTCCAAGTCGTTGTAGAAAACTTTCTGAAAGATTTCAAACGGGTTCTTAATGTACCTAAGTTTATCTGTTTCAGTATCATAGATATGAAATCCTCTCTGATCTTTATAGTCGTTCCAAAACATTTGATAAGGGTTGCCTAGGTACTGAATGTTTCCACGTTTTGATTTGTGATGGAAATGTCCAGACCAGACACGATCATATTTCTTAAAGGTATCTAGTTTCATTCCACCATGATCAAATCTCATTCCTGGTGTTACTTCAAATCCATCAATTTCCAAATGTCCACATAAGATAGAAGCATCTGATGTATCAATTACCTCCAATGCGTGTTCCCTATTACCAGAATTAATCCATGGAAGCATCAAAAACTTTTTAGATCCAAAGACAATCTCAGTTGGTTCTGTGTAAATTGATATGTTAGAGTACTGCGCCAACAACAATTCTGGAGAATTGATTTTATTAGTGTTCTTATAATACGTAGTATGATTCCCAAGAATCATGTGTACATCAAACCCTTTAAGTCTGTCAAAATAATTTGTCTGAATGCGATTATAAGTATTATAGTCCATAGACTTTCGGTTATCAAAAGTATCCCCAAGGTCAAATACTGTGTAGATACCCTCTCGCTCAAGAGTTGGGAAAAATATTTCATCGTAAAATCTCTGGAAGTAATTCCAAAATGCTAAAGAACCTTTGCGACCATCTAGGTGCTGATCTGTAATGATTGCTATCTTCATAGCATTCGTGTCTTAATATTATATACTGCTCTACTGTGGGGATATAGTTTTCTCAATTTCTTTACTACTGCTAGTTGTACTTCAAGTAAGGTCATAAGGTTTTATAATAATACAATTATTTGCATAGTCTGCTTTGAACTCTAACTCAACTTCATGATCCCACATGAGTTCTTCATATAGAGCATTAAGACGATCCATGTCCTCCCATAGATCATTAAGATGCTCTGGCAAATGATCTTCTTCCATTATCGGTTCATTCTAATTTCTATGTTTTCTTTTATACTACCCATGTCTGCTTGATTAGCATTCATTCCTTGCATATCACCAGTATATGAATCAGTATGCATTACCTCATCATAACCAGACCTTTCTAAAATCTTATTCTTGATTTCCATTTGCTTTTTCTCTTTCTGAATTCTACGTAGAAAGGCGTAGTAGATAATCTGTGTGAAATAAGCAAAAGGATTCTTGGATTTTTCTGGATTGAAATTGTCAATGTACTGAAGACAGTTCTCAATACCATCACAGATCATGTCCTCACGGAACATGTAGTTGACAAAATTTGGTTTGTATGATAGATGTGTAGCAATCTTGAGAAAGCACTCACCTATGTAATTAGGAACTCTGGGTCTAGGTGTACCTTTCTCTTTAGAAGTAATAACAAGATTACGAAATAAAGTGATAGCTTCTAAAAATTCCTTATTGTTAACATAATATTCTGTTTTTTTCTTCATTGGAAGTTTGTTGAATACTACAAGTATAGTCTATTATACCCAATTTGTCAAGAGGGGCTTGACAACACCCAAGAAACCAAGTAGGATGACTCTGTTAAGGGTTCAAGGGGGTGTGGTCTTTAGCTTCTTTTAAAGAGATCTTCTAGTTTGGTTCTGGTTTCTTTAATAGATCCCAGATTACCTAGGTTCTTAGGAATGGTTATAGGATCAAAGGATCCTTTAAAGCTTTCTAGTTGTGTGATATGTCTTGCCACTGATTCATTGTAGAATTTTTCAATTCTTTTATCTTCAACTTCAGTCATAGTAATCACATGATGCTTAGGCAATACAAACATATGATCAAAAGTTGAATGGATCCATTCACTTAAAGCAAAACCACTTGCTTTTATAGATCTTTTCTGAGCATCCACGTAACAAACTTCCATAGGATTCTCTAGTATTAGACTATCATCTTCTGGCATATAAGATACTTTAGAAATAAGTTCTTCACCTGTTACTAATTTAATAGTTGCATAAAATTCATCTTCCATCTTTTTCATATTAACTTGCTTTAAGATTTACCTTAATTACCTCATACTTAAAATTTTCATCATTGTATATGTTAACTCTATCATTAAGATGTCTCAATGTATAATTTTGACCACCGATATCATCAGCAATATCATATAGAGTTGCCATATCTTTACCTTCCCCCTTTCTCAATACTCTTCCTATTGACTGAAGATTACGAATCCTGGATTTACTAGGTGATGCGAATATAATATTATGCAGTCGTTTAATGTTTATACCTGTAGAAAATGTACCATAAGAAGCAATAATAACTGCATCGTTCTCAGTCTCAGTAAGTAAGCGTACTTCTTCTCTATCTTCTACATCAGTTCCACCATGCACAAAAAATAATTTTCGTGTAGGTTCTATGGAACTATTTATGAGATCGTAAAGAGGGTCACCATGCTTTTCAACATAGTTGAATAGGACAAGAGTGTTACCAGTCAAGTCTTTAACTAGATTTTTGATAAGATTATTTCTACCTTTATGGTTGATCAAATATTCTATTTCATCATGATATGTTTCAAAATGCTGAGCAGGATGCTTACATAGTAATACTTTTATCCTAAATTTAGATAGATAACCAGATTTGATTAATGTATCTGTCTTAGTTACTTGCTCACAGTCTCCAAACAACCCCTCTAGTACCCACTTGTGAGTCTTACTACCATCAAGTGTACCAGTAAATCCAAACCTATACTTAGCATTATGCAACTTAGTCATAATGCCAGTCAAGGATTTACTTTTAAAAAGGTGTGCTTCATCACCTATAACACAATCAATATCATCAAAGTATCTTTTAGGGAATTTGTAAATTGATTGCCACGTAGATATGATAATATTCTTATCAGTATTTTTATCCTTACCGCCATATATCTTATGAACAAAGTCCTCAGCACTCCATCCGTAATCAACGAAGTCGTTGACCATCTGCTCCACAAGGGATGTAGTTGGGACGATTATAAGTATCTTCTTGTTGGTGGCGCAATAGTATCTGACGAGGGAATAGATCATAAGAGACTTCCCAGATCCCGTTGGACTAAGAAGTAATTTCCTATTATTTTTTATAGCCTCGTAGACTGCTTTGTATTGGTAGTCACGAGGTTTTATTTTGGATATTTTATCCATAAAGGTTTTAACACCTCTAGGTGACACAAAACTATTATCTTCAACTATGTCACCATACCACTCATCTTTCTCATGATAGATCTTATACTCACGTTCATCAGCCCATGACTGAAGATGATCTATCAATCCACAATACAAGGCACCAGTACCAGGAGAATACAAACGTATAGTACCATCCCAATGTCTATATCTAGGATTCTTTTTTAAATACTTTGCTTCAGGAACTTCAAACGTAAAGTAATCTGCTAGTTCCCTATGGACATGTTCTTCATCAGAAGTGATGGTAACATATACCTCATTCTTCTTCTTTACTGAGAGATGTGTCATTACTGTCCATTAATAAATTTCTCCCACTCAATGGCACTCTTGACTTGAAACCCTCTGTTTGATATCTGTTTCATTACCTGATCTAACCAGTATAACATCTGATCCAGGTATTTGATTTTAGCTTCTAGGTTAATGATTTCATCATCAGACTCTAGATAGACCTTCATTTTTTCTGAAGTCTTTATACTATTACCAAATGGTTTTTCTGCATATGTCTTAGCGTCAGCCTCGCCTCCATAGTACTCACGCTTTGTTCTAACCAGTTT